CTTTTTTTTGTCTCCTAGAATATCCAGATGCAATACCGCCTTTTTTTCCGTTTCTCGCCGCTTCCTCGCCGCTTCGAAACTGTGTCGCCACTCCATTATTTAAATTCTGGTCATTTGCCATCCTATCAACATCCAATCATATCCTTTCTGAATTAAGCTATAAAACCCCATAGTAACACTTCTGAGTATATTCTATCATAGGTCAGTAGAAAAGTTGTGGTACATGTTTGAGGAATTTTGCACTAAAAAGAGCCGGTAAATACCGACTCTCTGATTTTATTCATTACTTTGTAATTTTCTGATTACCTCGCCCTGATCTCCCGGACACCCCATGAAGCACCCCGGGCAATGTTCGTAAAACGTGCATCTGATGCAGTCATGTGGACTGATTGAACTGCAATATTGATGTAGTACTGCGAATGCTGATATGGCGAGTTGCGGGGTTATGTCTGGTGGCTTAAACATCATGTTTTTGCTCGCCCTGGTCACTTCCACATTATCATCTTTGAACTTTATAGTATCCCCATTGCATTTTATTGTAACTTCGTTCTTCTCTCTGTCGATTTCAAGTGTAGGCTTGTCCAACATGATTATCAACTCCTTCTCATTAATGTGCAAGTAATCCAACAAACAGCGGAAGAACTAATGCCATTAAGCATAATGGTTCTTTTGTATAACTGAGTGCCGCTATTACGGCAAATGATGTACTGGCCCATGCTACTGATTTCGCCATTGCTGTATTAAAATCCATTTAATCACTCCTCTCCCCAGTCAATTTTCTGCCCGCATTCAGAACAGTACTTGCTTATTTTATTACCAATAATAGGTGTTCCGCATTTCGCGCATTTTTGAGTGGAAAATATATTGTACGGAAAATCTGGAACATATTCTTCAGGTTTGCATGGAATCTGCTTTTCCAATGCCTTTGCCCCAGAATCACACGCCCATGCTTCTTTTAAAAATTTTTCGCCCCATGTCCCAGTATTTTCGGTTCCGTCAATGAACTGCAAATGCTGGTCTCTCATATCAAAAAGAATGTCTCTTGTTTCTTCCGGTTTCATATTAGTCCTCCACTCCAAACATTTTATCCAAAATATGCTGACAACCTTTTACCGCCTTTTCGAGGTTTTCATACCATGGTCTCAGCGCGCATCTTTCTTTGTACCCGTCACATTTAGTTCCGAATAGGATAGCGTTTCTGCATATTCCATCTTGGCTAGCACAACATTTATTCATTCTTCATCTCCTCCAACTTCTTCTCAGCTTCTTCACGGGTGAGGAATACCAAAACATTTAACTCTCCAAGCCATTCATCCTCGTTCGCCCATAAAAACCATTTACCGCCTTTGTCATATTCAAGTCCGCTTACCACATTTTCCCGAATGTCCATTCCGCATATATCCCATACAGTTGTTCCGATAGGAAACGGCAATCTCACAAGCAAGCCCTGTTCTTCTAAATCTTCATATTCTGCAAGTTTTTCTGATGCCTTTATATAATCATGGTTTTTAACCCACACATTTGATTCTCCGTCTGGAGCATTTTCCATTCTTTCAGTTAATCTCTCCATCTACTTCACCTCTTCCATCTGACTTTCTACAGTATCTGCAAGTAACTTCAAGGACTCAATAAATGAGTCCGTCAATGCTGTTCTGTCTGGGTATTTAGCGAATGCTCTGACAAGATTTATAGCATCTTTTAACTTCTTCTCATCTTCAATTACGTCTGATACTTCTACTAATTCATATCCCGGTGCAAGGCTGGCATTTCTTGTTAGTTCTTTATTGCTATAGAATTTTAATATATCCGGGATCTGCTGTTCTTCAAATGGATATGGATACGCTTCTTTTCCACCGTACCATCTATATCCTTGTCTCTTTGCTGCTTTCAGAATATTTTCATACTCTTCATGTGTTCTGATTAATACACATTTATTCGTCAGATCAATCATCTGCTTCGCCTCCTGTAATCTCATCAATACAATCGTTCCAACCATCACGGTAATCATCGTTTGCATATTTGCAACTATCTTCATAAGTGAGTTTTTCTGGCAGCAAAGTTAGATAGCACCATTCCGGTATATTTTTCATTCCAATATCGTTTAGTGTGTGGCTCAATTTGCAAAGAATAAATTCTCCTGCTGGAACTTTTTTCTTTTCTCCAAATCTACATGAATCACAATTTTCTGGCGTTTTCATCACTAATACTGATTTACTCATCTGATTCCTCCTGTAATAATTCTGGATTGTCGAAAATGTTTCCAACTACTTCATAATGTTCCAGATCGAATTTATCAAGATATTGTCTGCCTATACTATCAGTTTCGCGCCCTACCCATCCGGCAACATTCCATTCAACAGTTTCATATGTCACATTTTCCGGGTAAGATTCGTCCAAGTGTGCCATCAAAATGTCATTTTCCCAAATTTTATTCCCGTTCTTGTCGCAAAGTCCTGTGAACTGGCAGAGGGTTTCTGGATCAACCAATTTCATTCTGTCTGTTATTAAAAAGATGATTGGCAATATACTCGCTTTTTTATACGGCTGAACAATATAACAATATCCGCTGTCAATGTCTAAATCTATGAGGCTTCCTTCTATCCATTCACCATTATCAATCTGCTTTGCCTTGAAAAGAATTTCTCTCATTCAACTCCACCACCTTCTAAGATTTTAATAGCATAATCTATAGCTCTGTTCCATTCCAAGTCCTTATCATTGAAAACAACACGAAACCTGTTCATAAGTGTTTCCACAACCTTGTCCACATCAAAAGCTGTCAGCTGTTTGTTAACACAATCAATAAATTCCTTCTGGTCGGAACTAATGCTATTTCCAATATCCCATATTTTAATATATTCAATTAAGTCGTCCGCATCAATTAGTCTGCTCATATTTTATTCCTCCCACACTCCCAACAGCCTCATTCTCTCATATAGTACAGCGACGGTCTTGCGCCTGTATCCGTAAAAGTCTTTCGGGTTCATCGGGATATATCTTTCTCTGCTGATTTTTCTGTAGCTCTTCCGGTGTAGGATATTTTCGATAACCATATCCGCTATCACCGTGTTCTTCGGGCAAGCTGACAAGGCAGCACCGGAAAGCAGGTATCCGTACTCTGCCGGGAAGTCTTTCAGCATCGTATTCAGTTTTTCAATGTCCTCTGCCGGAATACCGTAGTCTTTCAGCTTTTTGTTCCTTGTCAGCATACCGTTCTCCTTTCTAATCGTCTGGGTGGCGCTTGTCGTACATGATCGCTACGCATACAAGACCGACCACTCCGACTATGATTTCAAGTGTAAGCCCTAATAAGAATGTAATCATGGCTCGTCCTCCTTATATGGTTCTGGAAGTGGCATCCAGGCAATAACACAGTCTTCATCATCCCATTTTCCATTTTCGATACCGCACATTCCCGTGAATGGTTCTTCCTGTCCGACAAGCTCTCCGTCTAAAGTAGTGATATATGTTCCGTCTTCCGGTAATCTCTCACTGACTGGAATCCAACCATTTTCTTTCTCGTCCTGTTCCAGATCATCCTTAATCTGTTCTATCATTTCCAGAACATCACTTGCTAAAACCATCTGGTGGCCATCCGCAAGTTTCTTCATGAAATCATGATAATCCGATAATCTGTCTTTGATATGGCTCATACTTCCACCTCCACTTCTGTATCTATGTAAATCCTTTCAACTTTGCGTGTTTTGATATTTGTGCAAGAAACATATCCATCTGTATTTTCGATTACATGTCCAGCTCTATACATTTCGCATTTATATTGGAAAACATCTCCATGTTTCAAAGAGCCAATATTGGTCTTGTTCATACTTACACCTCACTATCTTCTGGCATCTGATAATCAATATGTCCATTTACATAGGCTTCCTGGATCATATCCAGTACCTTTAAAGCTTTTTCTGCGGTAGAATACTCGCCTGCCGGATACAAATTATTAACATAAATCACAGCACCTTTTCCGTGCTCTCCAATATTGATGCATTGCGTGAAATTAAACAGTGTTTTATTATCCTGACTTCTGATTAACATTTTGTGTCCTCACTTTCTCATATAATTCAAAATATTCTTCCCATGTTTCTGGCAGTTTGGTACAATCTGGCTCATAAGGTTTTGGATATACTGTATATCCACACTTCGGACATTTAATTTGTGGTGGAAAGTCTCTACTCCATTCCATGTTTCCGCCACATTTCCTACAACGAATGTATCTCTCTACTTTCTTTGGTTTCGTTTTGAAGAATGAAGTGTAATTATTTTTTTTCATTTTTATCCTCCTTGTGATAAGTCTTATAGTTTTCACATTGTCCGCAAAAGTATTCTCCATCAAAATAATTGTCTCCGTAAGACTGGCACGTATCGCATAGATTCTGGTCATACTCATCCATTTTGTTGTAAGTTTCTTCGTCAATAAGAGTACCCTTCATTTTCCATCCTCACTTTCCCCATGTAAGCAACTGGCACGCTATCAATTTAGATCTACGTTCATTTTTCTTGCTATGGCTTCTATAACTGTCACTGTTACGCCGTTTCCTGCTTGTTTGTATAACTGGCTGTCAGAATTAACAAACTGAGCCTTTTTAAAATAATCATCCGACCAACCTTGCAGCCGAAAACATTCTTTCGGTGTCAGCTTCCGGATTGCTATGTAACACTGATATTTTTCATACCAGACTGCATATACAACCAATTCTTCCGACACTTGAACAAATATCCCTTGATTGCAGCTTGTGTCTAGTGTGTTTGCAATCTCTTTCCCAACTCTTCCTCTTCTTGTCTTACTACCTCGAACTGATAAATTCACAGCATCGACACCAACTCTGCACTCTGAATATCCTTGTTTTGTTGCTTCTGCTACCTTTACGCAAATATCTAAATTATTTTCTTGCGATTGTCCTCTAAGTATCGAAACTTTATTTCTAGGAGCAACTTTCCTGATTGTGCTTGCTGTAATGTTTTTGAACTTAACAGCAACAGCCGTAGCACCTCTGTCTGTTTGGCAAGCGAAATTTACTCCACTGTTTTTCTGGTATTGATTTTTCAATGTTCTGCATGTTCCATCTGGCATACAATTAAATCCAGTAGGTTCAATCGCTACGCCATGTATATCTGCTCTTGTAAGTGTAAACATTGGCTCGCCATTGTCTTTGAATCTTCTCCCATTCTGACGTTTTTCTGCACGATCTGGTGTGAGAACTGGAATTGCAACTCCACTTACTTCGGCTTTATGATTTGCAATTCCTTTATTGTATCTGGCTTGTAAGCACCTTGCCTTATTGGTCAACTCTGTTTCTTGATAACTCAAATCAATAAAACACGGCAATGCTACATGATGTCCTCTTCCACCACCTTGTCCAGTATCAAGAGCTTCGGTAATTCCATCAGATCCGAACACTTGCGTATTTCTTCTATATCCGTCTTTATGTGCAATTATTTGAATACTATTTTTTCCGTCTGTTCCTTCGATAGGAAATACTTTTGAGGTACTTCTCCCTCTAAGATGTCCGATAATAAAACATCTTTCCCGGTTCTGTGGCACTCCGAAATCTTTGGAGTTGAGCACCTGCCATTCTGCATCATACCCCTGCTGCTCCATTTCAATGAGCAGTCTGGCGAAATCCCATCCTCCATTAACACTAAGCAGATTTTTAACGTTCTCAATGAAAAGGTAAGTGGGTTTATCTTCTTCTTTGAGCTGTCCGACAAGGTACATAACTCTGAAAAACAGACTTGAACGGTTTCCTTGAAATCCGGCTTGCTTTCCTGCAACGGATATGTCCTGGCAAGGGAATCCGAAGCACCAGCAGTCAGCTTTTGGAATGTCTCCGGCATACACTCTTCTAATGTCATTTGCATACCATTCTCCATTTCTGTATTCCTCCTTTAATATTTCTTTCTGTCTTTTCTTGATAGGAATATCTTCCAATACCTTTCGCTGTTCATCTGTCAGTAAGTGCATTGAGATATAACTCGCAGTAGCAAATTTATCAAATTCGCAAAAACCAACGCATTCATGCCCCGCTAATTCCATCCCCCTGCGAAACCCTCCGATTCCTGCGAAAAAATCTATAAATTTCATTTTAAACTCCCATCTTCTTAACCAGATTCTTATTCATCTCGTCAAATCTTACATCTGTGTTCTCCTCAATGTCCTGTATCATACTCAGGACGCTCATTTCGCCCTCATTTGCCATTTCAACATACCCATTGGCAGTTCTTATCACATCAAGCAATCGCTTCGTAGAAAAGCCATATAAACGCCTCAAAGCCATCATGGTTGTGACAGTGTTGATCGTGTTGCTCCAATCCTCACCAACAGTGAATCCATCCTCGTAGGCTTGCTGCTCTACATCTTTTATCTGTCTATAACAAATCTGCATTGAACGCCCGAACGCCTGAGCTGCCTGATTAGAAGTCTGAACAGGAAATCTGGTCTTCTTCTTGACTTTTAACTTACTACTCATTTTTCTTTTACCTTTCTGAACTTGTATCCTGTCACTCGGTACGCTCGTGGCGTGCCGGGGTTGTCTGTCGCAAGTAAGCCACTTTCCAGTAATTCGCCGAAATGATTCTGCACGGTATGGTTAGATATGCTCAGACCTGCTGCGATTTCTGGAATACTTGGCGGATAATCGCATTCTTTCAGGTATCTTATGATATACAGATATATGTCTTTCCTTGTCTGGATACCTTCGTAGTACTTTCTTGCTGTGTTATATGGCATTTCTTTCACGCTCCTTTCTGTGAGTATCATCAGCCCATTTGACAAAAGCCATCGTTAGATAGTCAACCAGACTATCTGGATACACTTCACGAAGCTCATTTGCTCTTTCTGTCAATGCGTGCCAGTATTCGTCGTTGTCTTCGATTCCATAAAATTCCTTTATCATCTCCCAAAATCTAGGCATAAACATCGCCATGATCGGGATTTCTTCTTTCTTTACACTTGACATTTTTTCTCCCTTGAATGTGTAACGTGTAACATAAGTATTTAATTTTTCCTATAATTACCTTTTTATATAAATATTAAAATATACTTTATAGTAAAATATTAGTTACATTAGTTACACTAAGTAAAAAATCCATTATTTATAAGGGTTTGAGGGTGTTCCCAGAGTGTAACTAAGTGTAACTATCCGTAACTAGAATTAATCAAATGGTATCTCACACTCACACATTTTTTCAAATTCACTTAATTTTCTGACTTTTTGGTAGCATATCTGTGGACCATACTTTCCACATCTCACCCGTTTCCCGCCATTTTCCCTTTCCCATCCGTCAATACAGTTCTGCATGATGGAGTGAATTTCATTGGACTCAAACCTTGTGGGCTTGCGGCCCTCGTTACCCAGCGCCTGCTCATACAACATTGCGACGCAAACACGTGGCTCTGCTGTGTGGTCTAGCCATTCTTGGATAATTCCAACCCTTACATCCTCTTCCATGAATTCTTCCTGTTTGTCCTCTATATATTGCTGTAAATTCTTCGGAAGAATTAATTTAGGCGTTCTATCGGCCTTTTCGAAAAGTTCCATGGCTTCTCCCCAAGCATTTGTAAAGTCTGACGCTACGGCTTGTGGATCATCAAACATGGATTTCAGGACGTGCTCCTTTCTCGTGACTATCGGAAGGAATCGTCTATTTCCTGTTCTATCGGTCAGGAAACGATCATTGTTGGTTGTTCCGGCAAACACACACACCCTTGGTCTCTGTTCTGTTCTACGGCCATATGGAGGCCTATACGTGTCTACTGTGGACGTTAGAAATGCTTTGATGCTCTCGACTTCTTTTGCTTTTTTAGTAGCCAATAGTTCTGCCAGTTCCACCATCCACATACCACGCAGCTTTTCCGGGGCTTTGTCGCCCTCGACTGTATTGAAGTTGTCGTTATACCATGCGTTATTGAGCGATAGGAGCCTCAGAAATGTAGATTTTCCAATTCCCTGTGATCCGTATAACACTGGCATGTAGTCAAACTTGCAGCCAGGGTGAAAAGCCCTGCTGATCGCACCTAGCATAAACAGCTTCATACACTCCCTGGAATACTCCGTGTCTTCCACTCCTAGATATTCTGGAAGCAATTTGATGATATATCCTGTCTTTTTATTCCACTTATTTTTATGAATGTCAGTAAGCATATCGACAACAGGGTTGAATCTGTTTCTATTTGCCACGATATTAAGTGCTTCCATGATCTTCTCCAGACTCTTTAGTCCGTATTTTGATTCGATATACGACTTCAAATTACTGTCATCGCTGTTACTCCATTCTCTGTACATGTTTACATGCTCCCACGGGAGGCTTCCACAAACAAAGGGCGCATATGATAACTCGTTATATTTGATATGTCCATACAAATCAGGGTCGTACTCAATGGCTTCACACATATTCTTAATGCTCTGAATCATTGTTCCTTTTTCTGTAAAATCAAACTCCGGTTCCCTCCATCCTTGCGTTGCAACCCCCTCTGAGTCAATGTGAATGGGCTTTCCTTTATCATATCTAGTCGCGCTTGATACAATGACTTTGATTTCCTGTTCAGTTAATGGAGGCGAGCAGGAACTTTCATTCTCAGCCATGGTAGCGGCGAACACTGATTGATCCGATGCTCCCTTTGCTTGCATCATGCAAGCAAAACGAAAAAGCATCTGATTTCTTTGTCCTGCTGCCACGATATTTGGCATAGTAAAAGCTGCGCTCTGCTTTCGATCGTCATGGTTCAAGAAGTATTCTACATTGTTATCAGCCTTTGCAATTTCAAATTCATCCGGTGAATATTCCCATTCGTACCGATTGCCATTTTTATGTATTGATGGAGGAGCTACTACATACCCGCCATTTCCACGAATATCTACACCATCAATAATTCCGGCCCGGTTCTTTATCCTACCATTTCCGCGATAGTACAAATGGTATCCACCACGTCCCGTGATGGCCGTCCATGTTTCTGGAAAATCTCCATGTTCGCGCTGCCAGTCTTCAAGTGAATGATATCCATCTATTCCGCGATCTTCGTCAATGTCCAAATCAATTACAAATACATTCTGGCTAACCGAGCCAGTCGCAAGACCTATATTTGCGTTTGGGTATTTTTGCCACCAGGCTTTTATCTGAGCCGCGTCCGTAGTTGCATCTTTACATCCATTTCTGGTAAGCGGAACTTTATCGCGGTATTTTAACGGGAAGACAGCAAATCCTTTTTTAGCATATTCGATAGCTGCATCATACATACTCGGATATTCACTCATTGCTATCACCTGTGAGCTGAATCGAATTTGCAACCATCAAACTCACCCCTTTCAAGTCTTTCTTTTAAATCTCTGTACAATATTTCTTTTATCAGTCTTCCAGATGTTTCTTCCTTGCAAAAAACCACATTCATGTTGTATCGGACCATCCACGCAATACTGGAAGCTAGGAACGCATTGGAGTTGAATTTGCTTCGATATTTACTATTTAGAAGGTTTTCCCAACTCGAATTTTCACAAATAAGATAAATCCTACACTTCTGATCTAATGCTCGTTCGAACTCTCTTTTGAATCTCTCACGCCCTCTGGTAAAACATGCAGCTAATTCATCTAAGTTCATTTTTCGTTCTACCACGCAAAATGGCTTAATTGTGCCATTGGCATCAAACAGCAATTCACCACTCGGCAACACTGCATTATAGGTGTAATCACCATAATCTAATGTTGCTCGACTATATGGAGCGGAAAAGGATTTATACCGCTTTTCCGCTCGTTCAGTCGCTTGTTCTCTGGAATCAACAAGAATCTGGAAAGACTTTAAGACTTCTTTTTGATCGAAAATATCCATTAGTTGAATGGCAGCTCCTCATCTGCACCGTCCGGAACACTCATGAAATCATCTGAATTAGTGCGTGAAGAATTATTGCTACTTAAGATTTTGTCTTTTGGAAGTTTGTAATCACCAGAACGGATTTTATCAACTTTGCAGAAAAATGCCAGATTGGTAGCTCTTCCAATGCTTCCGTCATTCTTTTCATATTCTCTTTCATTAAAAAGACCGCCGGCAATTTTGCCTTTGAATTTCTGCTCATCCCAGTCAAAATGGTATCCCGGATTGGATTCTTCAAGAGCTTCTGTAAATGTTTTGAAGCGTCTCTTTGTCCAGTTATCTTTTTCTGATCCGTCATCGTTCGGAATGTTCAGAAGATAATTGCAGTGCCATTTCTTATCCTCACTCTGCTGAGCTTTATATTCTTTTGCATAGAAGCCCGCATATTCGCCTTCTGCAATATCGCAGCTGATTTTTACATACTGGCCTACACTATTGTTACAAACTTCGGCTCCAAGAATCTTTACAACGTAGCCACCTTTTGGAAGTACATCGTAATCTCCATAAGCCTGTGTTTTTTCATAATCTCCAAATCTTTTAATTGCCATGTTTTTTATCTCCTTTTAAATATTTGTTATAGTCATAGCACATAGAAATGGCTTCTTCTTTACTTGAACATTTCCTGTACTCACGAATTGCTTTGTCACGGTATAATTGACGAATATAATGTGATTCACATCTTATCCGATAGGCATATCGGCCTATTAAAAATACATACCAGTTTTGTTCTCTCATCAAAACTCCTTCATAACTTCAATAACCTTCGTAATATCATTTGGAATATATTCCTCTTCAAATGCTCCCAGTGGCGTTCTTGCAGTGTCGTTATGAGAAGTGGTTGAAAAACAATAGGTATTCTCTTGCTTCATTGACCTGAGCAACCAGTTGAATTTACTGTCGATATTGTTTTTTTCAGTCTTTCTTCCATTGGTCTTAATCCTGGTAAATTCATAACCTGCGTCAGTCATTTCTGTTTGTGTATGGAACAGCAGGATTACTGTCAGATCATCTCTGAGTTTCGATGGAATATCCACCAAGTCCCAGATGCTCGATGCGAGGTCCATCCATTTGTCATAGCCCTTCTCTTTACATCTCCTCATTTCGTCTGATACCATTAAGTTGTTTACGGTATCAACAACGAAATAATGGATATGCGGCGCTTTTTCTGCAATGTTTAAAAGATATTTAATGATAGTCTGCGGAAAACTGGTCTTTACATAATTATTCTTATCAGCGGAATACTGATCTCTCCACCCTTTCCAATTTAGACCTTTCCCATCACAATCACAGTAATAAGTTTCTTCTGGATTGAGATTGCGAAGAGATGTACTTTTACCACTTCCAGGCTCTCCCATGATTCCAATTAAGTTTGCCATAGCTCACACCTCCACTTTGTCGTATACGATATGTTTGCTACCTTCGATAATCAGAATGCTCGCTATCTGGCGCATTGATAATGTACTTTCATTGTAAATTTCTGTCAGCGCATTATACGCCTCGCCTGTTACTTTTACTGCTGCGTCTTTTTCAGTTATTGCCTGCTTCTTTCTTGCCGGAATACGGATTTCAAATTCACTCATTCGTTTCCTCCTTATATACTTTCTGAGCTGCCAAAAGCCCATTTAAAGTCTGCACATAACTCGCCAGTGTCCTTGCCTTATACTGCTCCTCTATTGGATTATCTGGAACAAGCGCGAGCTGAACATCAATCAGTCTCAAGACTTCCTGTATTCTTTCGTTCATAGACTGGCTCCTTTAACTGCTTAAAAAAACAATAGATTGCGTCTGACTTATCCCCCATGCCAGGAACCGTCTTACCGTTCTGAATGGAATCAGCGGCGTGATATTCAAGATGATCCACGTACATATCTGGATTCTCCCAATCAACAATAGGAGCGTTTCGCTTGTTCAGTTCCTCCAACAAGATATTCACTGCAAGAACCATATCCCACTTCGGGAGGAGTCTTAATTCTTCAAGATTCATTTAACGGACACCTCCCATTGATAAGCAGTTCCAGAAGACATTTCTTTGCATTTTCGTAATTCTGAGATTCGGACTCAAAGTCGTAAAACTGGCACAATGAAAAATGCTTTACGATCTCCCCTGCATCATTAAATACATAAATATAAACTCTGGATATGTCGTTATACGCCGTATAGTCAAAATTCACATGCGCCGTTGTTTCACTTGAAACTCTCAGACACAAATCAAATATTTCTCTGATTTTCTCTTCGTTCATAATTTCCTCCTTGTATTGACTTTTGGTTTCTTTCCTTCTACAATGGAGAAGAAATATATTGTCTTGGATCCTTATTTGAGTTGCAGCTCTGAGGATCCTTTTTTAGTTGGCATGTCTAGCATGTCCATTCTTTCCACGTCCTTGCTATGTACACAGCTCCGATCAGTCCCAACGCTCCCATGATCTGGTCACGGCTGTTGTCCCAGGTCCAGAACGGAAGATACGTTGCTATCCCTCCAATCAGAATGGAGTCTATCCAATTTTTCATGTCAAAGCCTCCAAGATTTCCTCGTTAGGAAAGTTCAATCGAATAAAAATATGCCGCAGTTCCGGATACGTGAATGTTTCCGGCTTATTTCGCTTTTTACGGAAAGTGTTTTCTGCCATTCCGGTAATTGCTGCCATCTGTGCATCACTTACTCGCTCGGCCTCCATCCTTTTTGCAATATTGCCTTTTAAAAGGATGTATTTCTTTTGCTCTGTGGTATATCTGATTGCCACAGTCTTTCCTCCTTTCTTACTTAATAAACATCCATGCAGCGTTTGAAAGAATTAATGCAATCATGGTTACAATCCATGCGCAGAACCATTTGTGAGTCTGCTTTTTTGCCTCTCTTACAACTTCAACTGCATAGAAAGTTTCGAACTCTTCAAAATTTGTCACTTTTTTATCCTCGGTTTTCTTCATAAAAATCCTCCTGTTCTCTTGCGAAATACAGGAAGAAATGATATGATTATCCTGTAATCCGCTAGTGTGGTTAGTGGTTTACAGCTCCGAGGCGAGAGGTTTCAGCTCTCCTTCGGAGCACTTTATTTTTCAAAATGATTTTCCATAAGGTCAGCAATCATCAGATACTCTTCTGCAATTTTCCCTTTTCTTGTATTTTTAACCTGTTCACGGAATTCCGGAATAGTCCCAAAGAAGCATCCGCATGCAACTCTGACCTTTTTATCTTTGCATCTAAAAAACGTAGTGGTACGGAATTGAGTACCAAATCCATGAATAGTTGTGTAATCTGCATTGCCGGACACCTTTGCATTGCCGTACACCTTTGCATTGTCGGACACCTTTGCATTGCCGTACACCCATGCATCGCCGGACACCTTTGCATTGCCGTACACCTTTGCATTGTCGGACACCTTTGCATTGCCGTACACCCATGCATTGCCGTACACCTTTGCATTGCCGTACACCTTTGCATTGTCGGACACCTTTGCATTGCCGTACACCCATGCATCGCCGGACACCTTTGCATTGCCGTACACCTCTGCATCGCCGGACACCCATGCATTGCCGGACTGGTTTACATTTCCTTCTTTTTCTACCCATCCGCCAGTTTCTCCGGCTTCTACATCCGCAAATGAAATGAGTGCTTTGATTCGGAAAAGTTTCTTTCCGAAAATGTTAATTTTGGTTTCTGATGTTAATTCAAATTTTTTCATTTTCTTTATCCTCCTTAATTACTGTGAATGCACAGTTTCTTTGTTTCGTTTTTTGGATTTTGTGTTATACTCTCCTTTGGAAAGGAGGTGTAATAATGACGGATAATGAAAAACGCGCACATGATTTAGCCATTGTAATTTGCACTGATGTTTGCCATTTAAAACGTCAATCTCAAGTTGATGCTGGCAAAACTCATGTAACCGTCGATTATTTCGAAGAATACATAAATGCTTATGAATCCGCATTAGAAGCATTCAACGAAAAATATCCATCTGACAAATAGGTTTCTTATTAATCAAACATGTTAAGGAAATAGGTTTCTTTGATGTTCGCACCATCTTAGAAGCCTTTTCCTTTTTCTTCTTTTTACTCATAAAATTTGCTCCTTTCTATTCCGGTAACTTTGGTTCAAGAAACTTGTCTGTTCCAACAGATAACGCCCCACAAATTAATTCGTATTCATCGAAATCTAATCTGCGATTTCCATTGAGAGAAAGATTGAGTTTCTGAACAGGAATGCCAGTTTTGTTGGCGACAAATGTCTGCGTTATACCGTTGTTTTCAAGGTACGACTTAATCTTTTTACCAACGCACATTCTTCATTTCTCCTTTCTATTTAATTTCGTTCCTATCGAACAATTACAGTATAACTTCGAATTACTCGAATGTCAAGAAGAAATTTCGAGGAAATCGAAATTATTTTATTGACAGTTCGAAATTTCTATATTATTATTAGCTATGAAGGGAGGAAACGATAATGACATTTGGTGAGAAAATCAAACAAGCCAGAACGGCAAAGAAGCTGACCCAGAAACAACTTGCAGAAAAAATCAATGCAAAGCACAATTCAATTAGTGACTGGGAAAAAGATAAGTGTAAGCCAGATATGGACACTATTGAACTTCTATGCGGTGTTCTGGAAGTAACACCAACATACCTCATGGGTTCTAAAAGCGATGACGATTATGCAACCATAATTGGAAATCTTATGTCGGAACCTGACATCTTAGATTTTATCGAGGAATACAAAGCACTCGATAAAGAAGATAAGAAAGCAATAAAACAAATAGTTTCATCACTAAACAAAAGGAGCAAGGGTTAATCCCCTTGCTTCTTTGATTTTAGATATTTAATAAGAATTGTATAGACAAATTTTAATTTGCCCTCATTTTCAGTATTCTCTATCATTTCAATAATTTCTTTCTTGTAATCCATATTATACCTCCTACCGCACAAAAACACTTGCTCTCTTTTACATTGCATTATCTTTGGTACGATAAAGTGGCATCGGCGGACAAATCACCCCTCGCTAGTTGCCAATGATAGACCGGAACATTCGTAATATCGAATATAATTTTTACTTTTGCAAAAAGGAAGTTCGCTTTGAGTGGAATTTTTATTGTTTCTATAATACCGTCTGTTTTCAAAATTCCCTTCGCGTTCCTGGTCAAGGTCGAATGCCTGCACATGTGTTGAGCAGAGTATATGTCAGAATCCTTGTGTACATAATCATCCACGCACATTGGAAGATGGATTATATAATTGACAAAAACTATAACCGATATCAAAATTAGTACTTTTTTGACTCTTTTCATTCTAAAATCACCTACAAACGTCTATTTACAACTATATTGCATGATGCTATAATCAACTATAACATATAGAATTCTTATTTAACGCAAATGGCGAAAATGACAATTTAAAGGACTGATTTGCATGAAAATTGCGATTTGTGACGATAATTCTTTACAGATTGATTTTTTTAAGGCTCATATTGATGAGTTTTTGAAAAAGCGCGGAGACAAGAGTTACACGCTAAACACTTATAGTAGTGGAAAGCCGCTGATTGATGATATAGCAGACGGTCAATGGTACGATATAGTCGTGTTGGATGTGGTCCTTGATAATGAGAATGGCATAAATGTTGCAAGACAGCTCAGGAAAAATGGATATAATGGCAACATTGCCTTCTGGACAGCATACAAAAACTATGTATTTGACGCATTGGACGTCTTGCCAGTGCATTACATCATCAAAGGCTCTGAGCATGGACGCATGTATTCTGTCGTAGCACACACATTGGAAGATATCCGTGAGAAAGCCTTGACTATCAAAAACCGAGATCACTTCCATCGGGTAGAATTCCGTCACATCGAATACATAGAAAGCCGAAATAAATCAATTCTTGTCCACTGTACCTGCGGTATCATACATGTAGTACGTGGAAAGCTGTCAGATATAGAGCCTCGCCTTGACGGAAGATTTCTCCGTTGTCATCAGAGCTACATCGTAAACATGGATGAAATCAAAGATGCGTCAGATCATTTCGAAATGATATCAGGGGATATCGTTCCGATCAGGCAGAGGGAGGCTGCAAAAATAAGGAATCTATATAAGAATTATATCGAAAATTTTGAGTAATCGTGTCAAAGGGGGAAACTATGAAAAAGATACGAAATGTGTTGATGATTATTTGGACTGCATTCATTGTGCTGATGATTGTGGCTTTGATGAGTTCAAACGATCTTTCATCGGACAATATTATGGTCGTTGTTGTACTTGAGACATTTGGAATTGCTGTTTTGTATCTTATTTTTGCACTTTTGCTGTCTATTAAAAATAAGGTTCAAAAACCTGCAATATCAAATAATTCCGTAGCAACCCAGCCGGCGGTTGTAGAAAAACCTGTTCGAGTATTGAATCTGAGAGTTATATCCGGTAAGGAGGATTTTGAGCTTGGTTCCAAACACACAAGATTTGATTTGAAGCAATGGAAAGATGGATCTGTTACAGTGTCAGATGCTCCAACCAAATATGAACTTTTCGACTATGAATGGAACGGGTCGGAATACAGAACAGTAGAAAAGACAACTACAACATCTCACACTAAAGGGAAAAGTAAAGAAAAAACAAAACGAAAAGGAAGATTAGCTGGTGCTGTTATTGGTACGGCTGCTACAGCTGTCACGCTTGGAAACCCTGTTGTCGGTGCAGCTGTCGGTGCAGCTGTTGGAACCGGAAAGAAAACTAAAGGAAAGAATAATTCCACTACTACTGGAACTGCTACCACAACAAGTGATAACATTGAAGTGGATTCTTATGCATCTATGAAAATGCGGAATATCGAAACCAATCAAATAAATATTATTGGATTCCGCTGTAGTTCAAATATAGATATGCAGTTAAAGAGTTTCAATATTTCCAAAAGCTCTGATGCTGTTGAAAATGTTCGAAATCAGAAAACATCCGTTGAACTACTGAAGGATTACAAAGAGCTTTTAGATAGCGGTATTATTACTCAAGAAGAATTTGACCAGAAAAAATCAGAACTTTTATAAAAAGAACCGGCTCCTGCTACCAACGGGAACCGGTTTTTAAAAAAAAGAAAAATATTTTTACGTTCCGCAAAGCATAACGAAGTGAAACGTATCGCCTGACAAGTCATATTGTATCATCTTCGGTGTGTTCGGACAAGTCAGAAAGTTTGTTCGGTTAATAAGGAGGAAAAGAAATGGCAACTGCAAAAAAACTGCCATCTGGCTCATGGAGATGTCAGGTATTCAGCCACATCGAAGAAATCCCGTTATCAGACGGGACCATCAAAAAGAAAAGGGTTTATAAATCTTTTACATGCTCAGATCCTAGCAAAAAAGGGAAGCGAATCTGTGAGCAAATGGCTGCCGAATGGGCAGCAAAAAAAGAAAGTGAAGTATTGACTGCGCGATATGCTCCACCAGAAGATATGACATTAAAAGAGGCATGTAATAAATACATCGAAAGCAGAACAGGTGTCTTATCCCCTGGAACTATTAGAGAATATAAGCGATCTGTCAAAAGAGACATGGCTAAACTTATGCCATTAAATATAATGGAAATCACTCAAGAGGATGTTCAAGCTGAAATGAATCGTGAAGCACTTACTCATTCGCCAAAAACTGTGTACAATATGCATGGCTTTCTTTCTACTGTCTTGAAGACCTATCGTTCGGATTTCATCTTAAGAACTTCCTTACCTAAAAAGGTAAGACCGAAAATCTATGTACCTACATCTGCCGAAGTCAAAAAGGTAATTGAATGTACTGTAGGTAGTGAATTAGAGATACCTGTTCTTCTGGCAGCGTTCGGTCCGATGAGGCGGTCAGAAATCTGCGCGCTTAATTCTGATCATATCAGCCAAAATGTGGTACATGTCGAATATGCAATGGTTATGAACGATTCTCATGGTTGGGTTATCAAAAGACCAAAATCTTTTGCTGGCGATCGTTTTATTCCATTTCCGGATTTCGTTGCAGAAAAACTTAAAGGTATACATGGAAAAATAACAAATTTAAATCCGGCACAAATATCTAATAGATTCGCTGATGTTTTAGAGGATAATCAGATTCATCATTTTCGATTCCATGATTTGCGTCATTATTGCGCATCTGAATTGCATACTCTTGGAATTCCAGATGTATATATTATGCAGCGTGGCGGTTGGGAGGATGATACCACATTAAAAAATGTATATCGGCACGTTCTGGTTGATCGAGAAAAAGAGATGAATGAAATTGGGAATGATTATTTTTCAAAGCTATGCAACACGAAATGCAACACAAAAAAAGAAAGTGCTGAAAAATAGCGTATATTAGGATTTTTCTTGCAGGTTCAAGTCCTGTCATCCGCATTTTTATGAAAATCTTGTATTCACTGGTTCTCGCAAAGAACGTAGTGTTTTCAATGGTTTCGGCAATTTCAAATTAGCTCATAAAATATGTTATTTTGCCATTTTGGGCATAAAAAAGAAGAACTATGCAACACGAAATGCAACACGAATTTGATACAATATGTAAAAAACAGCCCCAAGGAGTAACCTCCAAGGGGCTTAAGTTTTATACCTTTTTGATGTATTTTGCAGAAACAAATCCAAAATATTTTCCGGCAATGCGGATATAGTACCAAGATGCTCCATCTTTGGCTTTAATGGTATCGCATACATCAACTAAATTGCCTTTTGCAAGTGTAGGATAGCTTTTAAGCTGTGCATACTCTGTTCCTGCCCATGTGCGGACATTAAGTGTATTTGCAGTCACCTTTCCCACCCACTTCGGAGTTTTAGACAGAATAGTTGGCGTTGAAAGCGTACTTGCTTTTGCGCCAGTGGTAACAGCGATAGCCACGTGGTGGTTATCATTCAGGAGGATATCTCCTGCCTTTAGATAGTCACCGGATGTCAGATACTTTCTATCCGTCAGTACTTTCGCACCGGCAATCTTCATTGCAGCTCTCATGTTTCGCGTTGTCAGATAGATGCTTACTGCTTTCAGTTTTGCATTATTTAGGCGATATCCAGCACCCTTAACGATTGCAGCTGTACTTGCACTACAGTCAGATTCACAAGCTATTGTGATCTGCGCCGGATCGTAGTTACTTGCCTTTAAGTGCCGCCAGAACGAATACCGGTCATTACTGTTTCCGGCAGTACCCTGATCGTATCCGATGAGATTGTTCTGTGCCGCTTTTGTCGCCATGTCTGCGATCATGGTTGCAATTTTGGCGTCATTGAATCTTAGGACACAGAGCCACGGTCTGCTGTACCAGTTCATGATCTGATATTCAGTACCAGTCTGATCTCCTGCTTTCCCACCTGCATATCTTCCTCTTTCATCATGTCCGCAGTTACTGATTTTTACCATTTTAGTTTCTCCTTTCTGGTTAGAATCTCTGTAGTCTTTGTAGAACACATCCATATCAACATTTCCGCTGATTCCTGGAACTTTTCCTTTACTGGAATACTGCCAGCCTACACCGGCATTCGGACGTAATCTTTCCTGCACAGAACCATTGTCGCTTGCTGGATAACGAGCAATCCAACAATCATATTGCTTGAGAGCATCTGACAGGACATTATTGTACCAATCAAGATTGCAATAAATTCCAACCTTATAACCGGCTTTCTTGATTCTGTTCAGAAATGCTACTGCAATATTCTCAATAGCCTGTTTTCCGAGACTTCTTTGCTGTGCCCATTCCAGATCGTAGAATACTGGAAAGTCAAGTCCACGTCCACCAAGAACAGAAATTACGTTCTCAGCTTCCTCGATAGCTTGTGCCGATGTTAAAGCATAGCTGTACTTATATCCACCAATAAGAATTCCATTGGATTTACAGCCCTTGTAGTTGTGTTCGAATGATACATCTGTGCCGGATTTCTGATGAATTCTCAAAATTGCAAACTTAATTCCAGAATTCGATACTTTTGACCAATCTGGATTACCTTGATAGGATGATACGTCAATTCCTTTAATTTCCATGTTGTGCTCCTTTCACACCACGTATCTGTGGTGACTGTATTTCAATGATTCTTGCGATACCTTCGCATAAATCATAGTCGTGTCTAATTTTTCATGTCCTAACATCTTTTGCAATTCCGTAACATCCATACCACGCTCAAGAGACATTGTGGCTGTGGTATGCCGGATAAGATGAGGATACAGCTGTCTTACAAGATTTGCTCTCTCGCTTATCTGGTTCACAATCTGCTCGATCTGAGCCTTTTTTATTCCTCATTCCATCTAAAGTGCTATTACTTGCCTTATTCTGTTGCCGTTGGCATGCCATAAACAGTCACAACAAACTTGGCGGCGCATATTGCATATACAATAATGATATAGTATTTGCTCATTTAACTTTAGCAATTCCTGATGGCCTTGCTAATGGTACTCTACTAGCCACATTTCCAAATGGAGTAAATTTAAAGACTTTGTTAGGAATAGGTGTAAATAGTGTTACAGGCGCAGTTAGCACCATCAATGCTATTAATAACTATATAAAAGACGGATTTATTAGCATTAATTAAAGAAATTTGATTGTATATATGCAACAGTTAATGATAAATTAACCTTTCCTTTACTACTCCATACATTATGAATAAATACTTGTATTCCGTCCGTTACTCCTGTAGTGTTATATATAAACATTCCAGAATAATTTGAACCTCCGTTAGAAGAATTATTAAAACTATGAGCTAAAACAACCCTATTATAACCACTTTTAGGTTTGAATTTAGTAAATGTTATCATTACAGATCCTGACGCAGGAACATCTATGTCTTTAATTGTATCAGATGATATTTGCATTAAATTACTTATATTCGTGTTTAATGTATTAATGCCTAGCTTGTCTTTCAGGTATGTAAATAATTGTGAGAACGATATTTTTTTTAATACATTCCCTTCTCCAACTATCAATGTGTCACTTTCTGCCGGCGTTGCTTTCGAAGCCAGTGCCGACATTAATATTGTTTTTAATGATTCTGCCATATAATCACCTCTATTCTTTCACTCTCAGCATCGAACCATCAGAAGTGGCAAGTGCTGAGCCATCACTTGTGCCTAATACATACTGGACATTCCGAACATCAACAGCAATCGCATATTTCGCCCCTGTCTGAACTGATGTAGGGCTTATGCTTGCACCGGCTATATAAATGTTTGCATCTGCCATGCATATCACCCTTTCACTTTGATTTTATAATTATCTACCCACGTTTCATCTGCAATTTTATATGTGAATCTCAGACAATAGATTCCTGTTTTTTGTGGCTCAATTAACGCATCTAGCGTATGCTCGTTGATATTGCAATTTCCTTGATCTTCTACAGTCTCTGTTTCAGCATCTGTATCAACGAAAATCAATTCGTAATCCGCTGAAATGATGGAAAAAGGGATGTCTACACCGCATACCGGCTCTACTTTACTTTTAAATCGGATTTTTTCTCCCAAATCCATTATTGTATTGCTATCTACGTATCTAATTGCCATGTCCTCTCTCCTTTCAGCATGTTTTATGTCCGCTGAAACATTGCTTTACAAGCTCTGCCGTCAGCTGGCTCAGATTCAGCAATGAGCTGTACTTGATGTTCTCTGATTCTGCCGTATATCCTCTCGGAACGAGCTTTCCAGCAATCTCGTGCCCTGATATCAGAAACAGTACAGTGGCGGTATAAGCTGTCAAGCCACCACTACTTTCTGCATAGATTTCTATGACATACTGTCCATCTCTATTGGCAGGGACTATTGCGTCCCAGATTTCGAGATCCGATCCCTCTCGTCTCTGGAACTCAATAGCGAACTCATTACACGAGCCGTAAACCCTCGTAATCATCATTCATCAGTTACTGTGACAGAGATCACATAAGTTTTGCCTGCATCGACCGGATTAGGCGTTACGCTTGCGGCTGTAATCTTTGGTGGTCACGTTTCCAGCATCGTCCGTTGCCTTGATTGTTATTCCGTAATAATGTCCGCTCTGGCTGTAACTGGACTTATTTGGAGCTGTTACTGTAGCTTCATATTTTCCCGTATTACTGTTAAAAGTAAGGGTGTAAGTCTGTCCATTTACAATAGCTTGTACTTGCTTTACTGACATTTATGTACCTCCATTTCATAATTCATTCTATATAGTAATGTGCAATGTAAAAGAGATTTATTTTTGGAAACTCTATGAATCGTTATTGTGCGTGAAGATGAATTAATATTTGAGATTCTAAAGGAGTTACTATTTTATATTTCATAAATCTTTAAGCCAACTTGAATATAACGATTGTACATCCACCAGATAAGTCAATCTTATATTGAAATGAAATGTTGCTATCAATATATTTCATTTCAATGGTGTTGTCGTAATCCGCACCTTTAACAAGCGTTTCGATAAAAGAACCGTCCTGTATCTGAATATTAACTATAGATAATGAACTTATCTTGTATCCTCCACTACGATACGTTGAAACTAGATAAAGTCCCGGAACAAGAGGAACAGTAACTAGTCTATTGGTGATCATACCTTTATAAAAGGGTTTTAACCGGTTACTATTTAATTGGTTAAGCGCAGCCGGTAAAGTCATCGTTCCAGCATCGAGGCCAAAGGTCTTTGATGTCAATTTGTTGAGTACCGCATCAGCAAGCTTATCATAATCAATCAGCTTGTTTGCCGCATCCTCTGCACTGTAAAGCATAAATTTATCTGCATCTTTTGGTGTTGTTTTTACGGGATATTCATTAAATTTTGCCATATTAATTCTCCTTTTCTATATTGAACTTTTCATAGAGCTGATTAATTAGTTTCTCCTGTCGGTCAAGCTGTTCTTTCTGGCTTTTTATCATTGCAAACATAGCAGGTATCATGATACGTTCGTTCCAGTCCTCAACAAGTCCGTTTTGATGCCGAGCAGCTTCTGGAAAGAATGCTTCTACATTCTCGGCAATAAACATTGGGATATATCTTCCTTCATTCTCGTCCCCTTTAACTAGATACCCCTCTTTATATTTCGCCCACGTTGGTTCGATATTGTACCATTTTTCAATTTCTTGTTCTGAAATATCGTTTCCAATATCTTTATAGCGTTTCGAGGATGAAGATTTCAACATCAGCTGTTTGTATCCTGTACGTCCATCCCAACAAATAGTATTTGATGATGTCGTATACTCCATGTCTTCTATCTTTGGTGATTTTGCGAAAGATGCAGGATTAGTAACAGTTAAATTTTCAAATGTACCAGTGTCAGCCGATACCTCTGTGGCATGTACGTTTAGACTGTTATCATTCCAACTGATTCCCCAATTTTCACTATTTTCAATTTCAATATCTACTTCATCGTCAAAGAACTTCTTGATATCAACAGGGAATATTCCATCGCTTGAAAACTGTACACCTGTATATTTCATGTATTTTGAATTTTCTTCGTAGCTTGTAAATACAGCATATCCAGAGCGATCAATTAATCCTTTAGCAGCATTATTGGCATCTTTAATTTTCAGATAACCGTTTCCATTCTTTTCGCCGCCCAACGTCAATTCACCGCCAAGTGCCGCACTGAAGCTGATATACAGTTGGCCATTCTTGTAGTACAGGCCTTTCCATGCACCATCATTTGATAGTATTTCTACGATTTGCGATTGTGTCAGATTGTCCACATCAATCACTACCGCAACACTCTGCATATCCATCAATGTTGTAGTTCCACCGGATGCATACAGCTTGCACCGGACATTCGTGACATCCCTAGGAATACCAATGGTTGAACCATTAGAACTTGCTACTGTCTGACCAGATCCATTTGTCAAAATAGAATACAAATAGTGTGTCACGGTATCCTCATCGGTTGAACTAGTATAAATGGTATTCCAAGTGTTTCCGTCAGCAGTCTCTTCAACAACGAATCTGCCTTTATAAGGCACTCTAGTAGCTGACTTTCCGTCACGATAATACGCTTTAAATGTTATAAAGTTTGGACTAATTGTCTTGTCAGAGCCACGTTTCAAGACGTTACATGATGGCTCAACCATGTATGTTCTACCAGGTTCACCATCTTTTCCATCTTCGCCCTTTTTCTGCTTAGAAATCGTGAATCTTTTTGTTACTGCCAGATTACTGAGATATGTTGCTCTGATGTCTATCCATCCATTGTCTGCCGATAGCCCAGTAACATTGTAGATATGTGTTGCATCACTCCAAGAGCCTGTGATACTGTCGGATTTTGTGATTGTATAACTACAATCGTCTGTAATATCCGATGAGCCATACATTACAGTAGCTTTGGTAGATACCTGTGGAAATACTGCGATATTGCCATTTGCATCAGCCGTAATCGTCTGCATTTCGTTTGATAGCTGCAAAGTCATGTTTTTGGCAAGAGCTGCTGCTTCAAGGGCTTTGTTTGCTGTGGTATCATCGGTATATTTATTCAGTTTCTTCCAGTCAGATGACGCATACACACTTCCTTTTGCTCTTGCTACAACACAAGTGAGGATATCTCCGCCGTCTTGAGACCATAAATCTCCGATATCATACGGCGGCGAAGGCTGTATAACAAACGTCCTTCTCTTGCCGTCTGCGGTATCTTGCGCTTTCTCAGCTTGTGCAAGTGCTTTGGAAATGTCGTTGTCTTGAATCATCTGCCATTTCCATGTTGCACCGTCCTGCATAAACCGATACGCGTAGCCAGTGCTCTTCCAGTAAAAAAGATCACCTTCGTGCTTTTTGCGTTCTTCTGTGCTTGTCCATTCAGAAGCCGGTTTGTTCTGTAAAGACGGTTCGTAATCATAGAAGAAGGACTCAATCTGTCCATCAATCTGTGCTTGTAATCCAGCCAATGAACCTGTTACTGTGTCAGCGTAATCAGCTAATTTACCATCTGAATAATCTTTGCTCTCCTGAAGATTGTCGGATAATGCTTTTGTGGCTGTTTTGCCACCGATAACAACTGAATCACCACTGATTATTACTTTTTTGGTATCCATATCAACCTGGAAGATTATGTTTCCATCACTATCTCTGACAGTCAGTGCGCCTGTGTCAATATAATCAGCATTGATACCATGTGCGTACAGAATTTTTGCTATCAAATCGCCTGTCAGAAAAAAACCGTAAGGATATGTTTTACCACCATCATTGGATACGCCAATGGCTTCTGCTGTGAATTTAATTACATTTTTTGATTCTGCGAGTGTAGGCTTGTCATGCAGATATGTGATAGTACTGCCATCTTCCTGTGTGACTGATGTTTCATATAATCCAGAAGAATTTTTTAAGGTTTCTTCTAATTTCTCTACTGCTTTTTCTCTGGCCGTTTTTTCTTTTTTTACAAGACGCCTTGCCTCTACGATTGCCTTAGCGGATTCTGACTGGAACTTGCTCATTCCTCTGATCGGATCATCGGCTTGAGTTTTTACAGTGGTCTTTCCATTAACGAAACAGGAAACGTCTGTCAGTGGAGTGATATACCTATTCCACTTGCGGTCGTAAGTATATGCCATATCTCCAAACTCAATGAGTGGATTATATGCAAGTTCTCCCGACATGTTACGGAATTTAGCTCCAATTATAGAATCACCGATTTGAGCAGCCACAGTGTCCAAATCGACATCGTTTACAAGATCATTCTCCAATTCAAGAACATATCCTGCACTTCCGTACATGGCTTCATTTTCTTTATTTTTGAGTTTGATTCCGGTAATCACAATATCATCACTGGATACAGTCGGACTCTCAAAAAAGTCTTTGAGCTTTTCGGATGTGTCAGCTGCTGATTCGATCAATGTCAAGAATCCATCACTATCAATTGTCCAGTTCCCTGTCGGACTGATAAAACTTTCTGAGTCAATACTTGCGCCGCCTTTAAATGTTACATTTCCATCAGCGTCCACTACTGCGTTGTAATCTTCTTGTGTATTGGAAAAATCCCATCTGATAAATTGCAAGTATCCCCTGTTATCCAGGCGGGCGTTCGCAGTTTCAAGCATTGCTGCCCATCCGAATAACTGGCGAAATGTCATGTTCTCAGGAAGTTCCGATACAATCAGATTACCATGCTGTATTGTTTCACCAAATGGGATGCCAAGAGTTTCGCATGCATCTCTGACAAGAGTCTCTATTGACTGTGGAAGAGTCAGGTTAGATGTATAAGTTGCGTTCGCCTTATACATATCGTCCAGAGCTGTAAAACTAAGGATTTCTCCATATTGTTCTGGTGTCGTAATTGTATAAACACCTTTATCAATGGTCTCAATTCTATCTTCTATTGCTGCTTTTGTTGCCAGAATCGCGCTGTCATTCTGGTCAAGAATTGGGTCATAGTTTTCATCCAGCAATTCATCTGTCACAGCCGGACTTGCTACAGAGGTCTGCATTTTAAGATACGCATGAACTTTTGCCATATAGAAGTTATAGTTTTTCCACTGGTCGGAAGTGTTATCCAGCTCCAAAGTCATGGACTTACAAATAACACAACCTATTGGAAAACTACTGCTTTCTGCGCAATCAGAAAATGAGTTGTTTTTGCTCATAATCTCATTCTGTACAGTTTTTACGGTTCCATCAGGAAAAGTGATATCCACCGCCTCCCGGACAGGTTCACCATCTGCTAAGTTCTGCTTAAACGCATCAGATACATTAATCAAAGCGGATTCACCCCCTGCATGTTAAAAGATATTTTTGATACAAATTTTAAGTCTGGCGAAATTTCTCCAATAGTTAGGCTTGCTTTTCCGACATAAAATGGGTCAGTTCTCCATGCCATGTGGTAAAGAGACCAATGATACAAATTGAAAGTTTTTCCTTTTGCGATAATTTTGAGAATTTTGTTTGCTTCTACAACTGGAACGTTTGATGCTTCATAGCTATATTGTTCAACTGTAAATAGTGGAGTCAGTAATGCTTTTCCAAACTGCGTACGGTTACTACCTTCTGAATAAGTTGTTTCAAGGTTGTAACCCATATCTTTGTCCGGCTGATAGATGGAAGCCCCATTCATTTTGTATCGTTCCGTTATGTTTTTTGGAATAGTTGCCACGCTTCCACCTCCTATGCCAGTTCAAACGGGTTTCTGCCGCTTGTATCACGTCTTAACTTTGCTTCTTCGATAATTTCATCAAATACTGTTCTTCGGTTAATCTGGGCGGTAAAACGATAATTTCCGCCACTCTGCTGTCCACCAGTTTCCTCGCGAACAATCTTTCTGAGCAGTGCTTCTGGCGTTTCAATATTATTACCCTGTTTCTGATCACCAAGGACAGCCAGAAATTCGCTTCTTGGTGGAATAACTGCACCTTTTGCAAGATAAGGTACTGTTGGAACTCTCGGAAATGTTGCACTAAATCCGATTGTTTTCTTACCGAACGGTGTAGGTACTTCCCACGGACCAAAGGAGAAAGCCGATTCAATTCCGCCAATCGCACTGTTGACAGTTCCGATCGCTCTGTTGACGATGCCGATGACTTTGTTCAATATGTTTCGAATAGTATCTCTAATTCCGCCAAATATATCGACAACCTTATTTTTGGCTGATGTGAATTTTCCCACTATACCATTTTTAATTTTCTCAACAAGGTTTCCAACGGTTGACCAAATTGCAGTCCATTTCTGATACGCGCTGGATTTGACGTTATCCCAAATCGTCACGATTTTAGACGCGAGATTCTTAAGACTGGAGCTTATAGTGTTGACAAATGTTGATGTTTTATTTTTAATCCAATCCCATACTTCCCCCGCAACTTCTTTTATTTTGTCCCAGTTTTTGTACAGTAAGACACCAATCGCAATGCAAGCTGTTACTGCTGCTATAAAAATTCCGCCCGGTCCGACAGCTGTCGCAATGGCTTTGATTCCACCAATAATGCCGCCAGAGCCGGTCATGAGTGCAATAAGACCCTTAATGAAACTTGCTACTGTCGTTATACTTCCTGCGATTCTCGAAGCTAAGCCTGCAATCTTCGCTGCCGCAAATGCTCCGATCAGAGCTGCGCCGAATGCCTCAATAATTGACTGATGGTCTGCGAAAAATCTTGCCAAATCAGACACTAGGTTGATCACTATTGGAATTCCCGTTTCAATCAGCCATTTCAGCATTGGAAGAACAATATTGTTATAAATCCATTCAAGAACATTTCCGATAGATTCCAGAATTGGCGCAAACGTACTTGTTAGATTACTGATAGATTCCAGTAGAGGATAGAAATTAAGGTTCGCCGCCCATGTTGCTGTATCCTCTGCGATTTTTTCAACAAACTGCATAACCACCACAAGGGCGTCTGCAATGTTCTGTATGATCTGCGTTCCAACATTGTTCTTATTCCACGCATCCGCAAAACCGGATGCAATATTCCCGATAGTTTTAAGAACGTTCTGAGCAATCCTCAGCATGGTCGTAAGCATCGTTGCGCCTGTGCCATTTGTCCAGACCTCTACAAGGCTTTTACCTACACTCTTAGCGAGTTTTGCAATTCCCGACAAAGCGTTTTTTGCCGCTTCAATGGTATTCTTACCCTCTTTTTTCCATGCTTCCCGGAACGGTTTCCAGAGTTTTTTGAGAAGGTCAGCAAGTTTCTTTGCGGAATCGCTAATCTTATCAAGCGCGGTTTCACCTTCTGCGAGATTTCCGTAGTCCACATTACCAACTGAACTCGGAAGACCGCTGTTACCTGCTCCACCACTTCCACCAGATGAAGATGGTGTGGAAGATGAATTGCTGCCAGTAGATGTGGCTTTGTGAACTTCATCAAGTGACGAAAGATAGTTTTTTGTTTCCTTATTCGCTTTTTTTGTGGCTTTTGCATTGTCGTTCGTGGCATCTGCAAGTTTCTCTGCATTATCGGCTGCCTGTCCATACTGATCTGCCGTATCTGCAATTGCATCCGCTCCGGCAAGCCCTGCGCCGCTTCCACCTGTCTGACCTGATGATTTCTTGCCAGTAATAAGCTCCGTAAATGACTTGAAGGCATTTGCCAGAGTTGCCAGTTTACCGAGCAGAATATTGATTACTTTCAGAACAGGCGTGAAAATATTAATCAATCCCTGGCCGACTGTTGCTTTTAATGACTGCAACTGCAGTTGCATCACTCGCACCTGATTCGCCCATGAGTCAGATGTTCGAATGAAATCACCAGATGCAGCCGATAACTGTTTCTGCACAAAAGCCAGACGGAGAGCTACTTTCTCCTGCTCGGTCATGGCAGACGTTGTTTTACCATAACCGTTTGCCAGTGCGTACTGATCTAGTGCCGACTGGGTCATTACCACGCCGAGATCTTTGAGCGTTTCCGTTTCACCCGTAAACACTGATTTCAGTTTGATATACGCCAGATCCTGACTTATGTTATAAAACGATGCCACATCACCGGTTAGCTGTGTCAGAGCCGTTGACATGTCATAAGCCTGTGCTTCTGAGAATCCGAACGACTTTGACATTGCTCCGAATGTACCAACATACCGCTTTGCCATAGTCTCCGATAGTCCAGCGCTGGTCATAGCGTTCTTTGCAAATTCATTTACTTTGTCTGACATGGTTGTAAATGTAACATCAACCACGTTCTGCACTTCTGCGAGATCTGAGCCAAGGGAAACGCATTCTTTTCCAAACTGTACTAATTTACCAACAGCAAATACTCCGCCGATAAGTAGTCCTATTTTTTTTACTGTGCTTCCAAGCCCGTCGAATGACTGTTTAATCGCTGATACACCTTTTTGGACACCGGTTGTGTCTAATCTGGTATCAATAATGACTGAGCCATCAGCAGCCATACATTCACCTCCTAACTATTTGAGGTTTAACATCTCATTCAGCGCATCCTTATACGCTTGCTCCTCTTCGCTGAGACGTGTTTTTATATCAATAATGTTCTTATTTTCCTGATAGAATTTCTTTTCCCATTTATCGAGCTTTTCGCCATTTGCCTTTTTTGACCGGATTCCAACTACGGTATTAAAAAGACATTCGCCAGATTCCATAAAGTATCCAAAAAACGTCCACCAGTGCATATAAGGCACTGCTCTGATTTCTTTACCGGCAACCTTGTTTACCGCCGGAACAATCATGTCTCCATCCTGTTCCCAATCCATCAAACGGGGCTTTGGGCGGTTTGGATTATCGTCAAACTGCCCGCAGTCGATGAACTCATAAGCTTTTTGAAGAGCTTCGCTTAAATTTTCTTCTGGTATCTCCCACCATTTTTCGTACATTATCTGAACAGCAATTATTGCTTTCGCTTCATTGCTAAAATCCGGATTTCCAAGAGCGATTAATATGCCTATTATTTTTCGAAAATCCGTTCTGATAGAAAAATCCACCCCACTTATGTTCAGTGAGGTGGGTAGCTCATAGGCGGTCATTTTGTATATTTCTCCACGTACTTATTGACTGCCGTCTGCATTTTCTTTTTTCTCTTTTCGATTTCCGGTGCGATTGCTTCTGCGATCTTGTCAAGTACGATGTAGGCGAATACCTGACCATTGCCGAATACAGTAGTCGCTGTGATCGGCTCTTTGAACAGGTCTTTTGATGCTTCATATCCGAGCAGATAGTTGATTTTATCCTCAATCTGTTTATTTAGTTCAGCCATTTCTTTACCGGAAGTGACTTTCTGAATAGAATCCTTAAGCTGCTCAAAGTATTCCGTCAGTTCCTCTGCACGTGCTGCTACATTGATATCAGTCGGGTTCAGTTTGAAAGAAGAAAAAACTTCGTCTTCGTTATTTGTGAATGTAAAAATGAGAATTCCATCATCAATTTTGGTGTTAATTACTTTTGCCATTTAGCATATCCTCCTTGTGTATGTGCTTATTCACTGTCAGCTGTGAATGTACCGGAACTGATGTCAAATTTTCCTTTTACACGCTCACCAACATAGTTGACGGTAAACGGAATCTGATAACCGGATGTATCACCGCCGTAGGAAGTCGGCACAACGTAGCAGTCCTGCTGATATGCTTCATACTTACCTGCTGTGGCTTCTGTCCAGAGATGAACTTCAACTGCTTTTGTCTTGAGGTTATCGTCTTTGAGACGCCCATCCACAATCTTCTGCAACGCTGTGAACAGATCAGAAGTAGTGTCTGCATAGAACGGATCAGCGTCAGAAGAAACTTCGTAGCCATTATGTTTAAATGTGGATTCTCCGAGAATATTTTTAGATGTTTCGGTGTCTGGATTGAGTTCTACGTTGTACTCTTCCAGATCTTTTCCAAGACGCTCATATTTCGGTGTCAGCCCTCCACAGAGGGAACCTGCATCGATATAATGAGCCATGTATTTACGGTCAATCTTGCCTGTAACTGCCATAGAAATGTCCTTTCTGCCTATAACTCTTAAAAGGCTGTGTAGGTTAGCGACTATCTCCAACTGATAGCCGGTTGTTACGTTATATTACTTCATAAGTGTTTTCGTAGCGTACTGACAATGGCAATAGCCAGTCCTGTACGCCACTCTCCTGCGGCTCTAAACCATAGGAGTTGTCACGGGTGATACGTTTTATCACTCGTCCCTGCGAAAGCTCAGGAAACGCATTTAAGCGTGTCTCAGAGCCATTTATAATAACTGGCTCTCGACATATCCATTTACCGAGGTTATCCAGAAACTTCTGAACAGATAATTTCTGCCGTTCTTTGTCGGATGCTGTTCGGTATACCACGTAAAATGGGTACTGGCATACCTGATGCATCGTTCCGCAGACATCTTCTTTTTCTGAATAGACCAACGCTCCGTTATCTGCTGAGAACGCAATTCCTGATTCTTTGCCGAGTTCCTCGAATTTGATTGTTTCATTTTCGTACAGTCCCGGATACTGGTTCAGAAGTGCTTTCATGGCATCTGTCAGAATGTCATATCCGGTTGCATCTACTCCGATAGGCTTATCTGCCATGTCTGCCACCTCCTGCTTGTGCTTTTACTTTGCGAATCCATGTACTGCCGTATTGTCGTTTAGCGGCATCAAACCACTTTGCCTGCGCCTGTGGGTGTGCCTGTTTGGTGTATTCAAGATTCTCTTTTGCGGCTGTCTGACCAGAAAACTGACTAACGAGAACTTTCTTTGCTCCACGTCTTGCGTAGGGACTTCCGGTTGCTTCATCGACCATTCCTTTTCCCTCGTACAGGAAACGTCCATAAGGAGCCGCCGCCGCACACACAAGCCCAGTTCCTTGTAATGATGTACTTTCGATTCTTGTCCGGTTGATGAAATTTCCGGTAATCATCGGCATAAATGGCACCATGCTGTCCATGACCATTCCATCAAGGAGATACTGGGCTTCTTGATACTGCCTGGAGAACCTGTCCATATTCAGCTTGATTTTCATATCTCCATCAACTACGGAGAATCCTTTAAAGTGATGAATTTTACTCATATTACTTACCCAGAATCTCAAAATGTGGAATTAGCGTATACGGGCCACCAACACTGGTAATCTTAAACACGTTATCTTTGTTCTCGTTCATGTACTGGTAGAATCCATTCCGATAATCACTGTCAATTACCGTTCCGCCAGTCCACTCACCCTCCCAGAAGAACGATTCATCTGAGAATGTGATAGTGTCTTCCAGAGCGTTGTTAATCTGCCTTTTCCACTCTTTAGGCGGCATCCATGGAAGAATCTTGCCGTCCTTGTCAGCAATGATTATGTCGCCGTTCTGGACAGTATACCGAACGTGTAACTGCGCGTTGTCTGTTGCATCTGGTCCGTACTTTTTAAGAATTGCCCCCTTGTCGGTAACGAGGTCGACACCGGATAAAACATGAGGATACCAGTACGCATCTCTGGTCGTGGCTGATTCGTAATAGTTGAAAATCGTCACTGTTTTTTCGTACATGATACCCTCCTATCCTTCACATATTGCTTTTGAAAATCTATCAGAGAATGATTTTATTCGGACAATATTGCCTTTACACTCTTCCGGCATTTTCCCGTAAAAGATAATGCTTTCTGGGTGCAATTTCTCAATCATGGCATTGTAACCAGAAAGAAACAGTTCTTTCTTTTTCTTTCCATTCATGCAACCAACAGAAGATACTGCCACCGTTCCGCCCTCTGGCTCACCGTCAAAACACCATTCGTAAGAATCTGGTGTACTCCATGAGATTGTCGGAATTACCTTGCAACCATATTCTTGCAGATATGCACCTATCCAGTGCTTGCGGTAATGGTTGTAAATCTGAATAGCCTTAGGGAAATCGGTGTAGGTGCTGAAATCCGGTGTCAGAACATACCGGAATCGGCTCAGCTTATCAATATACCTGTCTGGATTTCTCCATAATGCGTCAAACTGGTAGTCATCCAAGAAGAAATGCACTGCTTTCCCTTCTGGATTACTGCATTTACCCCTTGCGTAATTGAATCCGACAAATTCACAGGTTCCCTCAAACGTCTCAGGTTCTATCTGCGGTATACCGTATTCACCAACGCCGGAAAATATGCGACGGTTTAGATTTTCGTATGCGATACTGGTTGACTTGTTTGCCATTACAATATTCCTTTGAACTTAATTTTTCGGATTAATAACCTCGTTCTGCGTCTTTCTGTCATCAGTGCCTTTTCATCTCCAGCATCTTTCACTCCAGAAGCAATCCTGTCTAATTCAGCAGTTATATTTTTGTCATGATCCCTTAATCCTTTAAATACTGTTTCTACTTTTTTTCTCGTATTCGCTTCATTAACTGCTTTTTCAAGCGAATCAGTTCTTTGGGCAAAACCTCTATAATCCCATTTTCTGGAATTATTATTTGATTTTTCCTTCCTGGGAAAAGTAACTACTTTAGAATTTGCTGTGAATCCGCTACTTCCGCCACGCCCACCCATAAAATCACTCTTTCTGCACTGTCTGCTTAATAACCTGATTCACACCGGTTGCCGACAATCCGTTAAACATACCGACCGCAACTGCCGTGATATAATCCGTTGCCGGAAAGTCTGGGATAACTCCCATCCCGACTGCTCCGAGAACTCCGCCAATAACCGCCATGATTACCGGAATCCATTCATCAGAGATTCTTTTTGATGCTTTGCAGCCCATTCCTACGATGTAGCATATCATAACGATTGCTATGCATGAGCCAAGTGTTGAAATGTCCATAATCATACCTCCAAATCAACTTTTTCCATAACTGCCCTTGTTTCCAGAACAGCAATATAATCCGTCATTGCTCTTACCTGCATATTGTAAGTACTTCTCGGACAAGTAGGAGTAAATGGGAGTTCTCCTTTGTCCCATTTTTCAAGCATATTCGCAAGTTTCTTATATCGAATAACCACCTGCATATACTCTGCCTTAAAGCGTTCCTTGTAATCTGCACTGTTCATCATTTCAACTGTCTGTTTTAATTCCATCATTTCTATCACACTCCTGCATACAATACTGGCATTCCATCATCCGTCCTTACTCCCATCAGAAGCGGTAAAGCTGTCTTTAAGAGCAAGTCGTTCGTTTTCTGTATATCTCCGGCGGCGGTATACACCGCACTCCATTCCTTTGCGCTTGCTCCAATTTGCTGAGGCGTTGCATAAGAGATGGATTCACTGCCGGATGATACAGAGGTTACAACGCCTGTTGACTTGACACCGGTATTTGTGTCGGTCGCATTTGCGGATGCCTGATTAATAGCATTCTTTTCGGCAAGTTCAATCTGATACATTAATTCAGCCAGTGAACAGACCGCCTTTTTGATACGTTTCTGTGAACGCTTATCAGCTGGCAGTCCGTCCACCAAATTATTAAATGTCAATGTATCAATAAAATCGCTGGCTCTGGCTGCCAGACGATCAAAGTCAGCTTCTGGCACGACATTGCCATAATAGGATTCTGTGTAAAAATCATAATCTGCATAAGCCATGCCAGCTACCTCCTAATCGATCATCATTTTGCTGTTACGCTTGCACTTCCGGCATTCAGTGCTTTATATGTTCCATCACACTCAACCACTGTGATCTTCTGTCCGGTTGCTGCCTTGATGTCAGCTTTTCCGTCCCAAGAAGTCCAGTTTCTGAGGTTCTGTCCATAAGTCACAGCCGTTTCAGATGCACCAACTTTGTATTTATATACGTTATTGGAGTTTTCCTTAGCCGGATTTACAGTGATTTTTGTGTCGCCGGTTGCTGTTCCAGCCACGGAATTTACTGTCAGAGTACCAAGCACTGGTGTCTCATCAATGGTAATTACTGCGATTGCGTCAATGTATTCCGCAAAAAGAGTAAGTCCCATTACCGCAAACGCTTCGGAAACTGCTGTGTGGTAGTTGCCCTGTGTATGGAATCCGATCAGGTTTGTCTCGCCAGATACGGTGTATACAAGACCTGCTCTTGCAAAGTCAGACTCATTCGGATCAACATAGTAAAGTACGATGTTCTCGACAGGGGTAGCGATAACCTGTCCTCTCGGGATTTCGCTGTCAGATAACAGGAAGATGGTATTGAAGCCCATAAAGTCCTTCATGTACTGGAAACCGAACTGATTCTGAATAGTGATCTCAGCTGCTCCGAGATATTCATATACGTCCAGAATGTTCACAAATCCAACAACGCCAGTCACATTCCTGTGCATCTGCTTGAATTTGTTCTCTACACGGCCCTTGGCCATCGCCAGAGCCATCTGGAATGTTGTTTCTGTGGAAGTAAGTGTACCGGTTTTCAGATAATCATAGAATCTGCCGGTAACATCAGTCTGAAGCTGGAAAAGGAATTCATCATCGGTCATCTGAACAGCGTTCTCGTAACCGTGATCCTTGATTGCTTCGATAGACACAGCCTTTGCGTACTTCTCGATAGTCATTTCCGCATAGTCCTTTTCTTTTACAACGAATTTGCTGTAAGGGATTTCCTCACCCTCACCAACTTTTCCGCTCTGTAAAGTACCCTCTGCGTATTTGGACTTGAGTACAGCACCCGGCTGCTTTTTGATAGGTCTCATGATACCCAGAATATCACGTAAGTGCTGCCAGTTTCTTTCGAATCTGGTAACAAAGTCAATCTCACGTGCTGTGACATGAATATCATTAGTCATAATAAGATTTGTTTTTGCTGGCATAAAAAATCCTTTCTACCCATAATTGTTAAGGTATTGGGTTAGCGGCTATACTCTGGTGTATAGTCGGTGTAAAAATCACTGGAATAACTGGATATTCTGAGCAATTGCAGCCTGTCTCTCAGACGGGTCTTTGATTGCTTCGATATCTTTCTTTGTCATACTTCCCGGTGTCTGCTGCTGTCCAACGTGAGTGGTAAATCTTGCCTGGTTCTGCTGAGCCTGCTGCTGAGATTTATCCACAAAAGCAGACGCGTCAGACTGCTTCATCTGTTCGATCAAGTCGTTCAGTCCAAGGATTTTACCATCTTTCAGCTTCAATCCTGCTTCCTTAATGTCTGCCATAACAGACTTCTTTGCAGCTTCACTGGAAAATTTAACATCATCGAGTGCTGCTTTCAGAGCATCTGAGAAATCACGGTCATAGATTTTCGCGTTAAACTCTTTCTCTGCATCCTCGGCTTTTTTCTTCCATCCAGCAAGCTCTGTCTGAATATTCGCCGGGTCGATACCGTCGAAGCCTTTCAGAGTTTCTTCTGCTGTCTCGGCACGTTCTTTCCAGTTATCGCGTTCTCCCTCAACTTTTGACAGAGTTTTTGCTACTTCTTTGGCATTTTTGTAATGTTCAGAGAGTGCTTTTTTCACATCTGCCTGCCTATCCTCCGGGATTTCAATTCCAAATGATTTTAATGTGTCAATAAGTTTCTGCATATATATCCTCCTGGTCGTGTTTATTGACCTGCCGCCGCAGGTAAATGGATTAAGCCAGTTAGACCACTGGCAGGGTAAGCGGAAAGCCCGGAATCGAACCGGAACCCAGGGAGCGACCCTGTCAGTCTACCATTAACGTACTTTCCACATAACCCGGATTCCCGGGTTAGCAAGGTATTTTACGTGCTATGCCTAAACACGAGACGTTTCGGGCTACGTCAACACCGCCTATACGGTCGTGCACCTCTGCACGGGTTGAATTCCACTGTTCAGTTATATGCTCTCACAAGGAGGTATGCCGCCATGCACTAACGGCAATGATACGTGTCGGAAATTGCATCCGCTTTTCAACCTCCAGATTCCACCCCGAACCTGTTTCTATTAAGGACACGCATCTGCTTAAAGAAAGGAGGAAAGCAATAAAAATGTCTATGTCAAGCATTTCTGCTTACGATTCTTCCCTATGAATACATTTTACCACAGAACCTCCCAAAAGTTGTGGTACATGTTTTAGCCAATTAGAGCATATCACGGAGCTTTTCCACGTATCTCTTGACAAGATCACGTTCTTCCCGGCACTCTGCATCCTTGGACATATCGCTCATTTCTGTAGTGAGTTCGTCCAGATGTTCTTCCAGAGCGGCAAGCATCTTCCTCTTACAGTCCTCGGATTTGCCGGAACGATAGCTCTGTTTCTGCGTCATGTAATCATCATAAGCATCCCGTCCGTCAGAACGGCTGTAATGGCCTCTGACGTAATGTTCACCACGTCTGGCATAAGAACTACCCCGGTCGTAGTCTGGCATCATTCTGCCGTCATTTGCGCTGTATCTTCCCATGCTATCGCGTTTTCTTCCGCGTTCGCTGTAATCGTCATTGTATCCGCCACGCATCTCATCAAGGACAGTGTTGTAGTACTCTACTTTCTTATCCCAGTACTGAGTGTTCTTGATATCTTTGTACATATCAATCAGCTTGTATGTCATTTCCAGATTTCCGGTGGTCAGTCCATTGTCAGCGATTTTGGACAGTTCGTCTTCAATTCTTGCACATAAGTCTTTAATATCTCTCATAGCTGCACCTCCTACGCTTCTCTAGTCACAACAATGTTTGCGTTCGCAACAGAAATTGCCTGATTGCTTGTGTTCTCTACTGCGATATTAACGCAACATCCGCGAGGTACGTCAATATAGATACCAGAGGACACATTGTTATACTGATCTACTGCTGCCGGTGTGGAGATCATCTGGGAAGATAATACAGGTTCACCAGAGATTGCAATAGCCAGAGAAACAGCTCCGACAGTACCGCCTGTTGGAATTGCGATATTACCAGAAAAATCCACAAAGAATCTTGCTTTACACTGATTTGTCAGTCCTCTCAGCGTAATAATTCCGCTTCCCTCTCTGTGCTGAATGCAGTTAGAACCTTTAACTGCTGTGTTTGAAAATACTACATTTCCATTTGCTGCTACAGTCTGAGCAGCTACATTTGTAAATTCTGCCATAATTTTTACCCCTTTCATATCACAAAAGGACAGGTCTCAGCCTGCCCCCTGTGTAATACGGCATAAGCCGACATCCGAATCAATCGAAAGATACTCTCGATATGAAGTTATCAGCAATTACATCCAGTGTTGCATCCGCATCCGTAAAATGTGTTCGGATTAGGAACCTGATATGCCGGAATCGGTGCTGGATTAATCGCATTAATAAGCTGCTGTGTCTGAGAAGCCATCGCGGTTGTGAGCAGTGCGCTCTGGCGATCCTGAGAAGCAGCGCGTCTGAGGTCATTGTTTTCAGCCTGCAGGTTAGAAATCTTTTCATTGCAAAGATAATCAAGAATTGCTCTTGTTCCAGCGTTCTGGCTGTCAATAATGTCTCTTGTGTTGCTGTTCATGGTGTTCTGCAATGCACAGGTGTTCTGCGCCATATTGTAGTTTACGCCCTGAATAGCTTCCCGGGTTTCGCAACAGCAGTTTGCAAGCTGTGCCTGTAAAGCATTTGTATTCTGCATATTCGCTACAGTATCGGCATTAATAGCCTGCTGAATGCCGAAACCAGTCTGCATGATGTTTGCGTTGATTCCGTTAAAACCGGTAAGCATACCGTTATTCATGGCATAGAATCCATCACACAGGCCGCTGTTGATTCCGTCAAGTTTGCTGATTACTGCGGAATTGTCGAATCCTCTCTGAATATCTGCCTGAGTAGCTGCTGTAGCTGTATATCCACCGCCGTTGCCGTTATTGCCCCAGCCGTTGTTTCCCCATCCGCAGAATGCGAACAAGAAAAGCACGATAAGCCACCATGCGCCATCTCCGCCAAACATTCCATCATTTCTGTTGTTCCCAGTTAAAAGAGCAACGTCTGATGCTGTTAAATTTCCATCCATAGTTATAATCTCCTTTTTGTGTATTTACATTAATCTGGCCAGATTGTAATGTACTACTTCATGTTCTTCAGCAGATTTTGAAACTGTCCTGCCATCTGCTGAACTTGATTAAGTTGCTGCTGAGAAATCCGTCCAGACTGTAACATCCTCTGGACTTCTTCCTTCGGATCTCCCTTAAAATTCTGCTTAAACTGCATAAACTGCTGTACCATCTGCATTGGTCCATTTCCCTGTGGCATCCCACCACCGAGCACATTAAATAATGGATTACTCATCTGCGTTTCCTCCCTTGACCGCTGATTCCTGTACGGTATTAGTTCTAACAGGTTCAGAAAATGAATTTAATCGGTTTATGATAGCTTCGTATTTGCCCTTTAAATCGTTATATTCCTGTCTGGTGACGTATTTACTGTCCATGTTCTGAACGGGCTGTTTAGGTGGCATATGAGTGCCTACCTCATGGTATTCAAATGTTCGTAATGGCTGTGGCATACCGGAAACGTCTGTAGATTTTATGTAGAACTTTTCACTCTCTGAATCCATCAGCAAAACGCTTGTCCCAGGTGCTACCAGATAGGATTTTGCACCAACTTCGCCGGATACCCACAGGATACCATTGTTATTCTGCTGGGGTTGCTGTACTGGTTGAGCCGGCATCTGGACAGGCTGTTGCTGGAACTGGTTCATCTGCCCAGGAACGCCAAAGCTATATTGATAAGGATTGTTATATAATGCCATCTTATACACCGCCTTTCTGATTATATTTTTGCATAAAAAAAGAACCGGAAACAGGTCGTTTCTGGCTCTAATTAGTATCCAAAAAGTATCAGCACACTTTGATTATTTTATTATTTACTCTCCGACTTAATCTCTTTGCTGTTGATATACTCACGTTCATCTGTTCAGCGCAGTATTCAAGAGTGCGCTCCTGGCATCTCAACCGGAACAGTCTTTCTTCGTCCGGTGTGAAATTACACTCTATCAAGAACCTGTCTATATCTTTCTTTGTGAACACATATAATTTCATGAGCATACCCCTTATCAATGCTAACGTTGATTCTGTGCAAGATACTCCGTGAGCTTCTGCTTTGTTTTTTTTAATTCCTCAACATTATTTCCACTAATCTGACTATCCAGCATGGTTGATAGCACTTCCAGAATCAATGAATCACGTTCCGCAATCCTCTGAAGACTCTCGTAATCTCGCTTATCATGTTCTTCCAGTGTCTCAACTCGCTTGTTGAGTCGAAATGCCGGAGTAATCCATTTAAAAACAACAGCTGCTGCCCCTCCAATAATTGATACTCCTCCACAGATTGAAAGAAAAAACTGAATAAATTCCTGTATGCTCATTTAGCTACTCCTTTTCCCAGTAATATACCGGGACTTCATTTCCGGAATCCCATGTATCATAATATTTACCATCTTGCACTGTCACCACATGACCATCTATGCAGAGGATATACGTGCCTGTTGGATGGTCTGCGCAGAAGTCGTTGACTGTATAGATATATCGTTCTGACTGTTCTATCAGTTTGCGTCTGTATCCATGCTTATAGAGGTACGCGCCCCAGACGTAATTCGCGCTCGGCATATCCGACAGGGCACACGCCTGTATCATTAATCCGGCGAATACCGTTTCCCAATCAAAACCGGTTGCTTTGCATATTGCCCGGACAGCACAATCTCCGACTCGATTCCCGGCAGGATTCGGATTGTAATATTCCCATCTATCCATCAGACAATCCCCTTTGCTGTTTTATATCTCTTTGCCGCTCCCCTGGCTTTTGCGGCGTTCTGGCGGTTCCACTTAGCGATCATGAGTCGGTCTTGCAGTTCTCTCAGGTCATTCTGCTTACAATAATCTTTGTATGCAGCATTTTGTTTCTGTAAAAGATAAGACTTTCGGTCAAGGTCTTGTTGGAGTGCGAATTTTGTCTGTTCGTCCTTACAGTTATCGACCGCCGCTTGCATTCCGAGGACTTCACGTTTCGTCTTGCGGATTCTTCGTTCATAAGTACGTTGCTGCTGTTCTTTTTCGTACTGCTTACCTTTGTCAGCTTTGTCCTGTGCTGATAGTTCTGCATAAGGATTAAATTCTCCATCACTTGCCCCAAAACTATGCCGGCAGTTGACCCCTGACAGTCCGCTTGCCGTTCCGTATCCGGTCAATGAGAATGGCGGAAATTTCTTACTCTTGCCAGAACGAGAGTATATCTTGCCTTGCCACCATGAGTGATTTCCGGGATTCTCGCCGTCATCACCCGTTCTGGCTCCTATGTGAGCACTGACTAGAATTAAATCCCAGTCCATTTCTTCCATGCGTTTTAGGGATATATCTCCCGTAGCCTGTGCCACACCAGTTCTGACAGAACGTGCAACTGCTGTTTCGATGGTGTCTTTTCTGCCAGATGGGTATGTGACGGTAACACCATCTGATACAACGTTATTAACTGCCTCTTTGATGGCTTGTGTATACCCGACTGCCCCAGTCATCACATGATTATATGCAAGGTCACATTGCTCAATATAGAGCCTCTGAGCGACACTTGCGGTTGTTCTCGTGAAGTTCTTCCACTCACCCATAGTCGCAAGCATATTTCGCTCCATGAGTCTTATCATAGCCGGAGACTGTTCAAGCGGTACGGGACTAAGCCCCGCCGCCTTATAGACTTTATCATCATAGTCCATTGCAGTGATTCCGGCATCCTCAAACGCTTCAAGAAGCTCCTGTTGTTCGCGCTTGGTGTATCTGGATAATTCTGCCAGAATGTCCTCTAGCAATTCGCCAGATTCCTGCAATGTTCTGATTCTCCACGCATCTGCATTGGTTAGGATATAGTCTTCACCTCTGCCGATTCTTGCCACCATTCTCGACACGATCTCAGAGATGATATACTGATGTAGTTCTTCGGCGATTTGCTCACTACCCTCTGTTATCCGGCGTAAATATTCTGGACTAAGTATAGCATATCACCTCTTTCGTCAAAAGTCGTGGTACATGTTTTGAATTTTACTGGTTAACTAAAGTCCTCTTTAGTTAATTAGTAATGTAACATACTTCATTACTTTAATACAAATCATCGATCAACAACGCATTTGTGCAAACAAAATGTACTCCATTTTTTGCAAACTCTTTTGCTACAGATTTTTCATCTGTTGTACCAACGCCTACTTGGATATTGTTTGACAACGCTTTAGAAACGCCATTTGAAGTAAGTTTCTCAACTGTAGAACCTATATAAACAGCATTACTATTTGTTTTAAGATTGATTGCTATATTTATTGCATCCTCATCTATATCCCTATCTACATTTACAAAAAAATTAGTAAAATCACATAGACTGTGTATATATGTTAAAAACGAATGCTCAAAAGAATTCCATACAACCTTATCAAGCATTCCCAATTTACTTGCCACATTATACGCGCCTTTTATCCAACTATTGTCGTAGCCTCTTTTTAATTCGATAATAGGCTGTACCGATTTTACCTTACAGAAATACAAGAAATCTTCAAGTGTGCATATTTCCGTTCCTTTATATTCCACATCTTTCCAAATTCCAAAATCATATTGTATTTGCCGTTATTACTTTTCTATTTTTTATAAACGAATCTTTTTTTATAAAACTACCATCGTTATCATACCAAGAAAAAGCAACTTGAAATCCATCTTTAATATATAATATTAAATTTGTATCATAGGAAATGGGATGTTTATTCGATACCTGATAAATATAATCACGTTCATATTCGCCAGTAGAACTTTTGATATTACCAACGTCAAATTCTCCTTTTAAAATACATGTACCATTCTCTAAGTTAACTAAATCTTCCTTTAGTGAATTAGTTTCCGCCTTTACTTCTTTGAATTTGTCCCCTGTTACTTTAGCATCTGCAAAAGCGCCGTCCGCAGATAATGTTTTATCAGATACAGGCGTTTCGAGAACACTTCCATAAGGTAACTGTCTCTTCTTCCCATCTGCTGTGATTATTCCCTTGAATGCATCTGCCATCTTTTTACTCCTCTCCGAATAAAGTTGGTTCGTCTGGCTGAGCTTCTTCAACCATTGCTTTAGCTTCTTCCTCAGTCATTCCCTCGAATTTTACAAAATACAACCATGCCGGAACCTTGCCAGTGGTCACATACTGCCACCATCTTGCACGGTCATTTTCACGCACATAGAGAATGTCTCCAAAATCATAATTGACCTCGTATGCTCCGACTGGCGCAAGTCCGTACAGGTCAGCGTAAACGTTCAGTGCGTAGATTACTTCATCCAGACAGGATTCCAGTTTGTCTCGAACGTCTTTGATGAACTGTACCGTCCTCTGCTGTTCTGCTTCTACGCCTGTAGCCGTCTGAATGCCGCTAGATTCGTTAAAAACAAAATATCCATTGGAGAATCCAATCTTATATCCTAACTGGCTTAAAAGGGCGTTTATGCCGTTTATACGGGTATCTGTGTTGAGCTGTGGATTGATTTCCTGATAGAACTCTTTCTCGTCCTGTCCGAATACATTCTTGACAAAGTGCGGTAAGTTCATTTCTTTCCGCCTGTTCTCCATACCCTGTGGTGACATGGCTGATACAGGTGTGCCACTTGGCATCAGAAGTCTATCATCTGCCAGAACAATCTTCTGAGAATCAAAAATTTCTCCGGCATTTCTGCTGTATGCAATGTCGAGGTCTTTTAACTCTTCAATGGCTTCGGCAAAAATTGGAAGTCCCAGTGGTGTACTGATATCCACGTTATTCGCCTGTGGTGTCCGCAGTACTCCATACAAAGCTCCGTCCAGCTTCTCCCCGTTCGCTTTGAGAATCGGTGGCGTGTCTGCCATGAGGTCAGCCCATTTGGTCTGTTTAAGGTCAATCTTGTCACCGATTGACTGAGGGGATTTCGACACATAGGCTCTGTTGGAAACGTAGTACGGATAAGTTGTCACGCCATCTATTGTAGTCTCAACAAAACGATGATATTCAAGCCGTGTATAGTATTTTCTTCCGACAGTATAAGAATCCTTGAATATGATTCCCTTAATCTCCTGATTGTCGTAATCCACAATCATTACATCTGCTGGAGTAAATACGTCAAGTCCTTCTCCATTTGGCTTGATGAATATCGTTCCATAAGCACAGCCATATTCTACCCAGTGGCGAATCTGGAAATATACCTTGTCGATCTGCTCCTGTAGCCATGTAGCCCTTGCGGAACCATCAATCTGGATGCCAATCGCCAATGTTGCGAGCCGTGCTGTTTCTGAGCAGACAGATTTAGCAAAATTAATCGTCTTGATGTTATTCTTATCGTCCAACCATTCCGGCACGCCCCTGTAGATGTTCGCACACCGATTAATCAGTGATTCCATTTCTGGAAACTCTGCCGCCTGGATGTTAAAGTCCTCTTCGGCTTGTTTTTTAAAAATCATGTTAAACCACCTTTTTAGTGTTGTTATAAGTCCCATTTAATCTACCTTTTAAAATCCATCCATCTTACAGAAGTATCTCGCACAATAATGTCTTCATATTCTACAACTTTTAAGATTTCGTTAATGTCAGATGATCCATATATTTTTAAACCGATGCTTAAGAATTTATTTATTTTATCTGAAAAGTACCTATCTAACATTTTATGCACTGTACCCCCTTCTGTTAAATAACGGCTCATAAGCATATCTAAGCGCCGAGATTGCATGATCGTTTCCATCAGGATAACCGCTTATTACATTTCCCTCTTTGTCCCGATCGTACTCATATTCTGTGATTTCTTTATATGCGTTCGGTGTTCGCTTCGGGTCAATGACTATGGTCTTTGTTTGTAAGAATTTAAAACCATATTCGATACTTCCCGGCCCTTTGGTTGCTCCTCTGGCAGGAAGTCCGGCATCCCGGAAGTCGTTCACGGATTTAGGCTCAGCAGAATCACATATCATCGTATAATCGTCATAGCCTTTTTTCTTGATCCAATCAGCGGTCTTGGAGTTGCTCCATTTATTTACATACAATTCGTCAATCAGATATATCTTCTCTCTGGCGGAATCATAATAAGTTCGGAGATAGCAGAAGGCATCCGGGTACCATCCATAATCTACACCAGCGAAAATGCGATCCATGTGGCTGATTTCTTCGTCTGTAATATCTCTAATCTCTAGATATTCAAATACGTTTCCGCCGTCACCATTTGGGACACCCAGATATTCATGCTCATAGGCTTCTGGATTGATTTCTTTCAGATGCGCTGCATCGTCAATAAACTTCTGTCCGAGCCACTCCGCCGGGGCTTCCAGATAACTTGAATGATGAATAACTCTTTTCGGGTTAGGCGTGAGCTTAATCCTGTTTACCCAGTTTGATTTTGATTTTGGCGGGTTATATGATGAAAAATCATAGGATTCATCGCCACCACGAAGCACTGACTGATTAACAGAACGTTCCTGGGCATCTCCCTTCATTTGATCTTTTTCCTCTTTCCAGAGGATCCCAATGTAGCCAAACTCCGGCTTAATGGATTTTAGTTTGGTTTCATCGTCCAGACCACGGAAGTATATTGTCTGTCCCGTCTTAATATACTTGATTTCAAGTGGCGACACCTTGCATTCAAATTCTTCCATCAGTCCGAGTTCGTTGATAGCCCATTTCATGTTAGCATATACAGAATCTTTTAGAGTGCCAGCCACCTGCCTTGTAATGCAGGCGTGCATCTGGGGGTTATTCTTGATAAGCTCAACAATTTTAAAAGCTACGAATGAAGATTTCAGACCGCCTCGGCCGCCCTCGAATACATATTCAATGTTGGGCTTAATCTGTCGGTTAATATCCACGAATGCCTTGCCAAGTACTCTGGCAGGAAGTTCATATTTTTCATCATCGTCTTTTGAAGCTGCTGTTAGCTGCTCCCATTTTTCGATAGCCTGTATATTTCCATCTACCGCTTTTTTATACAGAGAATTTGCTACGACCGCCATGTTATTTGCGTCTTCGTCAGCAATCCCCATTTTTGCAAGTTTCTTTTTTGCAGTACTTGATGCAGGACTTTCAGCTATAATTTTCACATAATCAGAAAGGGCTTTTTTTTGTCTCCTAGAATATCCAGATGCAATACCGCCTTTTTTTCCGTTTCTCGCCGCTTCCTCGCCGCTTCGAAACTGTGTCGCCACTCCATTATTTAAATTCTGGTCATTTGCC